CAAGAATAAGGCTTTATATTTGAACAGAGGATTATTTTCTCCTGGTGTTTGGTTCTTTAGAGAGAATAGTCATGTAGAGTGTAGTGTTATTACTTGTGCTGCTCCAAATAAGTCGGCTGCTCAGAAATATCAGAATGTGTCAGACGAAGAGAATACTAAAGCATTAAGAAGTCGAATTAAATTTGTTCTTGATATGGCGAAAGATAACAATGTGAGCACTCTTATTTTAGGAGCTTATGGATGTGGAGTATTTGGGCAAGATGCAACAGAAGTAGCGAATATATTTAAAGAATATTTAACTACTACCCATAAATGCTTCGATACTGTTGTATTTGCTGTTCCAAGCGGCAGAGATGGTAACTATGAGAAATTCATAAAAGTATTTTGATAAAGAAGGACGAATAAATGGTAGATATTCAATATAAAGACGGAAAATATATTATTGACGCAAGAATTCATAGTGAAGTTGATACAAATGACATTGCAAAAGTGCAGGAAAGATTTACTTCTGATTGTGCTTATGAGTTTGCAGAAGCTATGAGAGAAGCAGTAAACGTTAGCCATTTGGTAATGAAAGAACAGAGAGGAGGCAAATTAGATGGGGATGTTCGATAATATTCAAGGAGAAGTAAAATGTCTTAATTGTGGAAAAGAATTTATAGCAGATGATCAGATTAAATGGGCTGATTGTTTACTCAGATATTATACAGTTGGTGATAAAATTTGTGCCGATAACGGTGATGGAGAATACACATATGGTTCTTATGTGCGTCCATCGTTAGATACACAATGTCCACATTGTAAAGCATGGCAACATTTTAAAGCGATTGTTAAAAATAATATATTGGAAAAATTAGAAACAACAGAGATTTTCGAACAAAAAGTTACCAAGAACATAGATTTCTTTTGGAGAATAAATTAACAGGAGGTGATTCGATGAGTAAGATATACGATTATGAAGAGTACCAAAATCAGCGAGTAAAAGTTACACATACTGATAAAAGAAAATACAGAGAAGAAAACATTATTGGTCAATATGGACAAGTTGTTAAAACTACAAGTGGCTCAATAGCAGTTCAGATTGACGGAATGTATAATGCAGCAAGTTCCAATGGGTTATATTGGTTCAAAAGAAGTGAATTAGATATTATTAGAGATGAAAGTGAGGATAATAAAATGACAGGATTTGAGCAGATAGCAATTATTAATTTGGTAGAGGATTATAGTAAAAAAGACTATGGTTTTGCTTTATATGAGGATGAATGGAAGCTTATAGTAGAAAAAGATCCATTAAAACATCCAGTATATGTTGTGGTAAACACAAGAGGAAAAGATAATAAAGTTCTTGGTGTTATAAAAAAATTAATGCCCGTAAAAGAATACGGTAAAGGTGTAACAGCTCAGGTCGTTGGTGTCGTTAATATGGATGGATATAATGCAAGAATTGATGAAGAAAATCGCCTAAAGGAAATTGCAAAGCAGAAATCCTCTATTGAGAAGGAGCTAAAGTCTGAGATTGAAAAGATGAATAATATTGCTTTATATGAAAAGATGGCAAAGGAGCATCCTGAGAACCCAAGACTCGCTGAACTTGTTAATGCACTGAAAGAGTTAGGAGAATAAATTATATGAAGAAGAAAATTTTAGCAGTTGCATTAGGATTGACATTATGTTTTGGAATGACTGGATGCCAGTCTGTTACAAAAGATTTTGGTGGATCAACAACAATTGAGCTTGAACCAAATCAGAAACTTGAAGAGATTACATGGAAAGATGATTCATTATGGTATCTGACAAGACCTATGACAGATGATGATATTGCAGAGACACATACATTTCAACAGTCATCAAATTTTGGAGTATTTGAGGGTACTGTAACTATTATTGAGAAGAAGGAATAATATGATAGACAACGAATTACGTCAGCAATATAGACAAGCTGCTGATGATTTGAAAACGGTATTTAAAGAAACTTATTTATATAGATTTTGCGAAGAAGTTATAACAAGATTAAGTAAGATTTTGAGGTAATAAAGGAGAAAATAAATTGGATAAAGAATTAAAATATTATTCGTTTCAAGATATATTAAAATTTTTGAGTTTTGATCATGAATTTGAAAGAAAAGATAGAAAATATCCGTTTAATAAAAGTAGAGAAAAAGTTGAATTTTCGTGGGGACAAGTAATTATTCCTAAAAACGGTATTAGAGAAATGGTTCAGAACAAAATTTCAGATATAAAAGAACAACCTTTATCGGAAATTAAGATGATTTACTCCATTCCGTTTAGAGTGGATGATGGAAGTTTTGGCTCTATTTATAAAGATATAAGTCTCACATTCAGATATGATAAACAATTTAAATATGGTGATATTACAAAATCAATCTATGAAGTATGTTTTTGGATTTTAGATAAAGCGGTAGAGACGAATGATTTTTATATTATTGCTAACGATATGTTACAAGAATTTATGAGCTATTGCGTATGCTGCAATCAATGGGGATTAGGATCTTTAGTAATTGGTTCGTCTCCAACGGAATACTTAAGATAATCATAAACAAAAGTAAACCGAAGTTTCTTTGGAGTTAGGAGGTAGAAATGGCGAATTTAAATTTAGAAGATTTTAGTGAAGAATACAGAAAAACAGCACCAATGGAGTGTTCTTTGTACTTAGTTTCTTGTTTAGACAAAGATACACAAACACAGTTAAAGAAAGATTGGAACGAAGCTGGTGGTGTTAAAGTAATTCCATATTGGGAATGGTGTATGGAACATATTGATGTAACCTATCACAAATAAGAGAATAATACATTGAAAGGAGCGAGAGATTTGCTGCAGCATTAAATCTGGATTTGCTCTGAGTAAGAAATGTTAGAGATTAACAAAATATACAACGAAGATTGCCTTGAAGGTATGAAAAAGATTGATGATAAATCAGTCGATTTCATTTTCACGGATCTTCCGTTTTCAACAACACAGAATTCATGGGATGTGTTAATTCCATTCGAGCCATTANTTATGGGCACAGTCACCATTTGATAAGAGACTTGCTTGTAGTAATGAAAAATTGTATCGCTACGAATGGATTATCGAAAAGACCAAAGCAACTGGTCATCTAAACGCTAAGAAAATGCCTATGAAGGCACATGAAAATGTCTTGATTTTCTATAAGAAACTCCCTACTTACAATCCACAAATGACAGAAGGGCATACACCTGTTCATTCTTATACAAAACATACAACAGATGGTAACTGTTATGGTGCTACAAAGACTGGCATTTCAGGCGGTGGCAGTACACAAAGATATCCAAGAGATGTTCTACAGTTCAAGTGGGATACTCAGAAAAGTAGCTTACATCAGTGCCAAAAGCCTATTGAAGCATGTGAGTATTTTATTAAGACTTACACAAATCCAGGAGATTTAGTTCTTGATTCATGTGCAGGAAGTTGTACAACTGCAGTTGCAGCTTTGAATACGGGTAGAAATTACATATGTTTTGAAAAGGATAAGGATATTTTTGAGGTTGGAAGTAAGAGAGTAGCTGAATATGCTAATCAGGATTTATTGATAAGTGCAACTTAATTAAGAGAATAAGAACAATGAAAGGAGACGAGGTTCGTGTACACAAGAAGGAATTCCTTACTCCAAGTAATTAAATGGTATATCAAGGAAGTAAAAACAGATTGGCAAAATTTTTAGTGCCGATTATTCAGAAGTATATTGATGATAATAATATTAAAACTTACATAGAGCCTATGTGTGGTGGAGCTAATCTTATTGATAAGATTAAATGTGATAAGAGAATTGGAGCAGATATTAATGAAGAGTTAATTGCTTTGTTGAAATATGCTCAGACAGACAACAGCTTATCTATCGCACCTAAAGTATGTACATTTGAACATTATGCAGATGTTAGAGAAGATAGAAAACTTGGAACTCATAAGTATTCACCAGAATATATTGCATTGATTGGATATATGGCAAGCTATGGTGGCAGATATTTTGATGGTGGTTATGGTAGAGATTCAAAGGGTGGTAGAAGTATTTATAATGAGAGATTAAATAATTTCAAGGAACAAGCACCGAATTTAAATGATATTGAATTTATGTGTTGTGATTATCAGAATTTCTCAGATTATAAAAACTGTGTATTCTATTTTGATCCACCTTATAAAAATACAAAACAGTATTCTAAACAGTCAATTGACTACGATTCTTTTTACGATTTTCTTCGTAAACTTTCAGAGAACAATATAGTGTTGGTAAGTGAATATAATATGCCTAATGATTTTAAGTGTATCTGGCAGAA